GACGTGTGCTCTTCCGATCTAAAGGTACGCTACTGACCCACATTTAACGTTTCCCAACGCATTTTTAACATTTGCAAACACTTTGTGGCACGGTTTTTGCTGGGTCGTCACTTTACCAAAATTTAACATTTCGCAACCCACTTTGGCACGGTTTTTGCTATGGCTCACATTTAACATTTTTTGCACAAGTTTGGCACGGTTTTTGTTATGCGTGTGCGCCCGTGAAATTGTTTCACGTGGAACACTGCCACACCGATGCACAAAATAAAATGTTTCACGTGGAACACAACACCAAGAGTCAAGAAAAGTTAAAACGAAAATAATTTGTGCGCTTATGCTTGTATGTTAGAAAAAAGTTGTATCTTTGCAACGTGTTACTTAAACATTTGAAATTATGAAAGAGTTGATACAGCATTTCAGAGAGCAACCGAAAGAAGCAATTAAAGAAGTTGCAATGTGTGTTATGATTTTCGCCGTATGTGGTGCGATGTTGTTTTTATCTGCAATCTTGCAGGGGTGTAACGTTTCAAAGGCTGTAACGATACGGGGCAAGGCAACGATAGTAACAACCGATACAACGGTAGTGAAGCACAACGGGGCGTTGAAATTCAAAAAATCTATGTTTAACAATTAAAAGTTTACTACAATGGAAGAAAAAAGAAACGCATTTGACGAGTTTAGTTTTGCCGCTTTGTCGGCGTTGGGTAGCCTTATGGCGTGTAATGAAGTTTGCCGCAATCAAAGGGCAGTTATGAAAATAAACCGCTTTCGTGCGTGGCTTATGGACTTGAAGCCGCAAGCCAACCCCGAACAGAATTTGCCTTTTGACGGCGAACCGCAAGGACAGACAGCCGAATAACAATTAACACCAAGTTTAACAATTAAAAGAATTACTACAATGAAAAGTTTTGCAAGTAAATTTAACAAGACCACGTTTGGCATTGACACAACCGACTTTCAGTACACCAAGTTAGCCGATATTTTCAACTCTGAAAATGAGGGCGGCAAAGATGTGATACACAACATTAACGGGCTTTATGTCCACAAATCACAATTAGGCGACAGCCCCGTAATTATTGATGAGAAAAACAAATGGTTGGTGAACCTACCAAGCCACACCGCCGAAACGGTACGTGAAATTCTTGCCGATGATGAGGCGGTACAAACTATCAAAGACGGCAAAGTCGGGTACACGATTTACGAGTACGAGAGCCACGGCAAGAAGTGTTATTCTATTTCGTTTGTGGACTTGTAAGAGTTTGGAAAGTTATGTTTAACTTTGTAGGGGTTGCAATGTTTGTAACCCCTATTTAATATAACAGCGTATGGCAAAGTTAGGTTTCAAGATTAAATTTACAAAGTCTGTATTTGGAGCAACCCAACGGGCGAAAATCAAAAAAGAGATATTGCAAGCCGTGGAAAGCAGCCCCGAATATAGAAAAGAGATTTCACGTGTTTTCCAAATGGCAAACCGCCGTATTCAGAATATAGAGCAAAGCGGACAACTTTCGCCAGCCGTGCAAGCGTTGAACAAAGGCGATATAAAAGGCTTTACCAAATTCAGTATGAAAGGCGATTGGAACACCTTAAAAATTGAGTACGGCAAGGCGATTTCGTTTTTACGCCAGCCGACCAGTACGGCGCAAGGTGCAAGGCAGTACGGGCAACACCTGCAACATATGTACGATTTAACGCCCGATGAGTACAGCCTTATGGCAAGGAACTTGCAGGGCAAGTTAAGCAGCGTTTCGGATAGTGATTTCGTGGAACGGTATTTGATGCGGTACAAGGATTTCACGGGCGAAATGGAGCAAAGCGCAAGCGATATAAGCACCCAGATAGAAAGTGAAGCGCAAAGCATATCACGGGCGATTGATGCGGAAATAGAAAGGCAGACAAATGAAGTTGCGGACGCAATGGATGATATGCAAAACGATATAGAGCGCATTTTGAGCAACTTTAATAAGTTTGGGTTATGAAAAAAATACCTTTTGAGTTACAAGAAAGAATAAACAGCCCGACCGAAATAACCGAAATACTGAAAGCCGCCGTAAATGAAAAGAACATTATCGGAAACAGCAAGGGCGAAAGGTTTTACAATATCCCGTGCTCCTTTGATATTGAAACAACAAGTTTTTACCGTGATACGGACGGACGGGCGTACACATACGAGCAAGTGCAACGTATGCAGGACGGGAACGGGCGCAAAGCGAAATTAGAGAAAGCCGCAATAATGTACGTTTGGCAGTTTGGCATAAACGGATATACGATAATGGGGCGCACGTGGGGCGAGTTTGTCACGATGATGCAGACCGTAAGCGAGGTTTTAGGGCTGAATGACAAATTACGCCTTATTGTGTATGTGCATAACCTTTCATACGAATTTCAGTTTTTGCGCAAGTGGTTTGAGTGGCAACGGGTTTTCAGTATTGATTTACGCAAGCCGATTTACGCAATAACAACGGGCAACATTGAGTTTAGATGTAGTTACTTGCTTTCGGGTTATTCGCTTGCAAAGTTGGGCGAGCAACTTATGAAATACAAGTGTGAAAAAGCCGTCGGCGATTTGGACTACCAGCAAATAAGGCACAGCGAAACGCCGCTAACTGATGCGGAAATACACTACTGCATAAACGATATTAAAGTAGTGATGTGCTACATACAGGAACGTATCGAGGAAAGCAAGGGGATAATGCACATACCGATAACAAAGACGGGGTTTGTGCGCAAGTATTGCCGTGCGCATTGCCTACGTGAAAAAAGCGATGCAGGAAAGACCGTACCAAATTGGGATTACGTGAACTTGATGCAGGAACTACAAATTACGGGTATGAATGAATTTAATATGCTGCAACGTGCGTTTGCAGGCGGTTTTACACACGCCAACGCCGAATATACAGACGAAATAATGTATGACGTGGATAGTTATGACTTTACAAGCAGTTACCCGTATGTAATGATAGCGGAAAAATACCCGATGTCGCAAGGCGTTGCAATCACGGTTAAGAGTATGGCTCAATTTGAGTTTTTAATATCAAAGTATTGTTGCGTGTTCGATATTGAGTTTACCAACATATTTGCAAGCGAAACGCAAGACAACCCGATTTCCGCAAGCAAATGTTTTGTGAAAGAAAACCCGTGCGAGAATAACGGGCGCATTGTGGCGGCTTCAAAAATAGCACTGACAATTACGGACGTGGATTTTAATATAATCAAAAACTTTTATTCGTGGGAAAGTATGCGAGTGGGCGAAATGTATTGTTACAAGAAAGACTATTTGCCGACCCCGTTTGTAAAGTCTATCCTGCATTTGTACGAGAGCAAGACGAAATTAAAAGGCGTTGAGGGCAAAGAAGTGGAGTACCTAAACAGCAAGGAAATGTTAAACAGTTGTTACGGTATGAGTGTTACCAACCCTTTGCGTGATGAGTTTACATATAATGGCGAATGGGATATTAACTCAATGACAGCCGAACAAAAGCAGGAACTATTATACAAATACAACACCAGCAAAAACCGTTTCTTGTTTTATCCGTGGGGCATTTTCGTAACCGCATACGCACGGCGCAACCTTTTCACGGGCATACACGAAGCGAAAGACGATTACATATACAGCGACACGGACAGCATTAAGATAATGAACGGCAAAGCGCACGAAGCGTATTTCAAGGCTTATAATATGCAGGTGCAAATGAAATTGCGAGCCGCCTGCAAGTACCACGGTTTGCCGTTTTCGCTTTGCGAGCCGCAAACGATAAAAGGCATAACAAAGACCTTGGGCGTTTGGGATTTTGAAGGTACATATACACGGTTTAAGACGCTGGGAGCTAAACGGTATATGGTACAAGAACCGAACGCACTAAAAGCAGGCGGACGGGCATACGATTTCAGTTTAACCGTTTCGGGCGTAAACAAAAAGGCGGCGATACCGTATCTTATTGAAAAGTACGGGGCTGATGGTATATTTGATGCGTTTACCAACTATTTGGATATACCGCCAGCCGCAACGGGCAAAAACATACATACTTACATTGACTACGAGATACAAGGTGAGATAACCGACTACAAAGGCAGCACGGCTCAATACAACGAACGCACGGGCGTACATTTAGAGCCGACTGGTTACAGCCTTTCCCTTTCGGTTATGTACATAAACTATTTGCGAGGTATTAAATTTAAGGACTAAAATAAAAGATTATGACAACAAGAAAGACAAAGACAGACAAGCCGAAATTTTACGACTTGAAAGCGATTTTAAGCAAGAACGCCGATTATAACGTGATATTTGGCGAACGGTCAAACGGCAAGACTTATGCCGCCTTAAAATATGGTTTGGAAAACTATATCAAGACGGGCAAGCAAATGGCATATATACGCCGATGGCGTGAGGATTTGAGGGGCAAACGTGCCGAAAGTCTGTTTGCAAATCACGTGGCAAACGGGCTTATTGAGGAACTGACAGAGGGCAAATTTAATGAAGTGTTCTATATGTCTAACAAATGGTTTTTATCTTTTTACGATGCAGAGAAAAACAAGCGGGCACCCGACCCGACCCCGTTTTGTTACGGCTTTTGCCTTTCAGAGCAGGAACACGAAAAAAGCAGCAGTTACCCGAATGTCACAACGATAGTCTTTGACGAGTTTTTGACACGGCGGTATTATTTGCCCGATGAGTTTATGTTGTTTATGAACTTGTTAAGCACGATAATACGCCAGCGGAACGATGTTAAGGTTTTTATGCTGGGGAACACCGTAAACAAGTTTTGCCCGTACTTTACGGAAATGGGTTTGAAGCAAGTGCCGTTTATGGAGCAGGGAACGATAGATATATACCGCTTTGGCGAACACGGCGCAATAGTGGCGGTTGAGTATTGCAGCACGATAGTACAACACAAAGCCAGCAACAAGTATTTTTGTTTCGATAATCAAAACTTGCAGATGATTACGGGCGGTAAGTGGGAACTTGCAGTATATCCGCATTTGCCGTGCAAGTACAAGCCGCAAGATGTGTTGTTTGTGTACTATATCAAGTTTAACGATGTTGTTTTGCAGGGTAACATTATCCAAGTAGGCAACGAATGTTTCACGTACATACACGCAAAGACGACCCCAATAAAAGATGAGGAAAACGCTTTGATTTATTCGCTTGAAATGAACGGCAAACCGAACTACAAACGCAAGTTGTTGAGTACGGCAAGTTATGTTGAACAACAAGTCGCACGGTTTTTCGCAATAGACAAAGTTTTCTACCAAGATAACGAAATAGGCGAAATAGTACGCAATTATTTAATTACGAGTGCAAAGACAAACATTGTTTCGCTTAAATGAAAATAACGGGCGGTTTGGTGCAAATTTCGTGCCAAACCGCACGTTTTACGAAATAAATAACTACCTTTGCAATAGGAACTAAAAATTTATTGATATGGACGCAAATACTATTATTCAAATCATTTCAAGTTTGGGTTTTCCGATTGTGATGTGTGGGGCTTTGTTCTGGTATATGGTGAAACAAAGGCAGACGCACCAAGACGAAACGGAACACCTCAAGGACACGATTGCGGAAAATACGAAAGTATTAGCCGAACTTACAACGCTTATTAAAGTTTTGACAGATGAAAAGGAAAGATAACATTTACAAGTTGTACCAGCAACAAGTAAGGGACAAAGACACCGCCGTAACTGAATTTATGGCGAACACGTTGGCGAAAACTCAAAGTATGTTTGAGTATGAGGGTTTGCCCGACAGCATACCGCAAAAGGAATTGGAGCGGCTTTTGCAGACAACGGGCAACGCCTTTGTTACCAGCGTGGACGGCGTTTTGTATGCGCTTTCGGGCGGAAAAGGCGGCGAACCCGATGTTTACGGACGGGCAACGCTTTACACCGTGGCGAACCCTGCATTAAAGTTAAACAAAACCTACGATATACAGAAAGACGGGGTTTTGATTGAAAATGACAGCAACGGCGAAAGCCTTTTGCCGCTTATCGGGCGTTATGCCGTCTTACATACTGACGGGCTTATTTCGTTGAACACCGCCAGCATTTTAACCCGAATTACAATGCTTATAAGTGCCAGCGATGACAAGACGAAACAGAGTGCCGATGAGTTTTTGAGCAAGATACAGGACGGCGAGTTTTCAATTATCGGGGAAAACGCTTTTTTCAAGGGCGTGAATATGCAGACAGCCCCGACCACAAACAGCGTGTACATTACACAACTTATTGAACTGATACAATACTACAAAGCGAGTATGTACAACGAATTGGGGTTGAACGCAAATTATAACATGAAGCGTGAACGCCTTAATTTGGGCGAGGTAAGTATGAATGTAGATGTACTTTTGCCGTATGTGGATAATATGCTAAAAGAAAGACAAAATGCAGTTGAGAAAATTAACGAAATGTTCGACACCGAAATTTCGGTTAAACTTGCTTCAAGTTGGGGTTTGGAAAGGGATAATTACAACGCTTTGGCGGCTGATTTGGAAACGGCAAAGGAAAACCCCGACCCGACAGACGATCCCGAACCGACAGAGGAAACAACCGAAACGGACGGAAACGACACCGAAACAGACGGAAACGACACGGAAACAGAGGAAACAGAGGAAACGAAAGAAACGGAAACGGAAACGGACGGTAACGATACCGAAACAGAGGAAACAGAGGAAACAGAGGAAACAGACGAAAACAAGGATAAACAATGAAATACAGCGAACTATTTACAACGGGTAACGGGATATTCGCAACGGTTTTCAAGACCGAATACCCGACAGAGTACGCCGCAATTTTCGGCGATACCGACCCGACCAAGTTAGACGCTTACGCCTTACTGATGTACGGCGGCAAGACCGTTGCAAGCAGCATAACCAGCGACAACGCAAGCGATGTTGTTTCGGCGGTGATTGCGGTAAACGTGCAAGGCTGGGAACGTGAAGCGGCGGCGATGTTAGCCGATTACGATGTACTGACACCCGTAACGGGGCAAGTTGAACGGACGGAAACCGTAACTTTGCAGGAAAGCACGGACAACACCGAAACGGGCGCAAACAAGGCGTTTAATGACACCGATTTTTCAGACAGCGACCGAAAGACCGCCAACGATGAGAGAAACCGCACAGAGAGCCGCAAAACGACCGAAACCAGCAAAGGAACGGGCGCAAGCAAATCGATTTCGACCGAAATTGCAAAAGAATTGCAGTTAAGGCGTGATAATTGGAGAAAAAACATTATCTTTGCACTTGTAAGAGAGATAACAACGAGTATTTACGAATAACTAATTTAATTTTAGCAATATGAACGTAAAGCAGATTTACCAGATTATTAACAGCGTTTCAAGTGAAGTGCTGGGAAAGACTGACATTGTGCAGGAAGATTTGACGGGTATTGTGGATTTAGGCACGGAAGTGTTCAATCAAAATGCCGTGGATAATTACGTTAAATCACTTGTAAACCATATCGGCAAGGTGATTTTCGTAAACCGACCTTATGCGGGCAAAGTGCCGAGCGTTTTAATGGATGCGTGGGAGTTTGGCAGCGTATTGGAAAAAATAAGTGCCGATGTTCCCGAAGCCGAGGAAAACGATACGTGGAACTTGACGGACGGGCAGACCTATTCGCAAGACGTGTTCCACAAACCGACCGTTACCGCAAAGTTTTTCAACTCAAAGGTTACGTTTGAAGTGCCCGTATCAATCACCGAAAGGCAGGTGAAAGAAAGTTTCAGCAACGCCGCACAACTCAACGGCTTTATTTCGATGATTTATGCAGCCGTTGAAAAGTCTATGACTATCAAAGCCGATGCGCTGATTATGCGCACAATTAACAACATGATTGCGGAAACCGTTTTGGCTGATGCGGTTGCGTTTGGCGGTACGGCAGGCAATTTAACCAGTGCCGACCTTTCCAGCGCAAGCACGGCACGTTGTGTAAACCTTTTGAAGTTGTACAATGACAAGTATTTCCCTGCAACACCTGCAACGGGCGATGGCGAACCGACCCCGAACCCGAACGCACTGACCGCTGCAAAGGCGATAACCGACCCCGACTTCATACGCTTTGCGTCTTACGTTATGGGTACGTATGCCGACCGCCTGCAAAGCATTTCGACCGTGTTCAATGTTGGCGGTAAGGAAAGATTTACCCCGAAAGATATGTTACACGTTGTACTTTTGTCCGACTTTGCAAAGGCAGCGCAAACCTATCTTTATTCCGACACGTTCAACCGTGGCGATGTGCTTTTGCCGCAAGCCGAAACCGTACCTTTTTGGCAGGGCAGCGGACAGAACTACGATTTCGCCAGCACGGGACACATTAAGGTTAAGGAAAGCGGCGGTAAAGCCGTTGAAATTACGGGCGTGTTGGGCGTAATGTTCGACCGTGATGCGCTGGGCGTTTGCAATCTTGACAGACGAGTAACAACGAACTACAACGCAAAGGCAGAGTTTTTCAACAACTATTACAAGTTTGATGCAGGGTATTTCAACGATACAAACGAAAACTTTGTAGTATTCTTTATTGAGTAACTCAATAGGTATTAGATTGTTTAACTTCGGGCGGTGTGGGTGCAGGTGAAAGCGCACCGCACCGCCTTTTTTCTTTGCAGATATGACAACGATAAACTTTTATTCATACAACGGACACCCCAGCACGGTAAACAAGCAGTTGGGCGAGTTTACGGCGATTGAGGGCGATTTGCGGCAAACTTTCGATGTGTTGCGCCCGACCGTAACACTACGAAAGCAGCCCCGACCGACTTTCAATTATTGTTACATACCCGATTTGGGGCGTTATTATTTCGTGGATAGAGTAAGTTTTGAGGGAAACAACGCCTACGAACTTTCGTTGCGTGTTGATGTACTGAAAACCTACGAAACCGAAATTTTGGCGGCAACGGGGCGTGTATCTGAAAGCGACAACCCCGACCCGTATATTTCAAACCGTGATACGGTTTACAAGCGCACCCCGAATTTCGAGAAAGTGCCGTTTGCTGAAACGGGGCTTTTGAATGAAAACGGGGGTATCATTATGGTAACTTTGAAAGGAACAACCGAAAATTAAAAGGATATGGCAGTAATTGTAAATATACCTAACGCACACGATGATAACAGCCAGTGGAACGCAAGCGGCGGTTATTGGGATATAAACGTAAGAACGAATGACGGTTATTTGTTTGTAGGCGATATTAAGGCGGTTTATACCAACACAAGCGGCTACCCGAAAAGCGTTGTTTTGAAGCAAAACGGCGCAAAGGTTTGGGCATTTGGTGAGTTGTCCGACACCGATGCAGACACGGAAATAACTATCACGGGAAACACCCGAAGCGAAAACGATTTGGAAGTTATAAACAACATACCCAACACGACCGCAACGGGCGAAAAGTTGGGAACGTTTCAAGCGAGGGTAACGGTAAACGCAAATGAGGGTTACAAGATAACGGCGGCGCAAGTGGAGTTTACGGGAAGTTACGGTTTTCCCGAAACCGCCGATATGACGATAACAGAGGACGGTAAAACGGCAAGTTGGGAGCATGACGAGGCCGACACGGGCGAGAGTTTCACGCTTACGGGTACGACAGCCAGCGAGGGAACACCCGAACTTAACGTTACGAACAACATAACGGGCCGCGGCGTAACCGAACAACATACGTTTGACGGGGAAACGGCAACTTTCACCGTTACGGGTCAATACAGCCCGAACAAAGTGCGTTTCTTTGACCTCAAAGCGAGTTACACGAATAAGGCAGGAACATCTACCAAAACGCCGTTTGTGGTGCAGGATTTGAAATACAGCCAACAAGCAACGCTAACCGTTACCGACATAGACCCGACAAAGCCCGTAACGCTTACGGGCAGTTACGATGATGTGGTAGAAATTTCTACAAACCTATCAAATTGCACCGCTAACGAGGACTTGCCGCAATATGTGAAAGACGGGGAAACGGTAAATGTTACATTAACGGCAAACGAAGGTACAGAATTTGACACCGAACAAAGTACACCGCTATTCTACTACGAGAACGCAAGCGGCTACCCTCAAACGCAAGACCTTACGATTTCAAGCGATAAAAAGACGGCAACGGGAAGCATACAAGTAAACACTAATTGGGGCGATTTTGCAGTTATTGGCAGTGCGTACCCCGTTACCGTTGTGGGGCAACAATACGGGGCGATAAACGTGTATTTGGTAACACTTGATGAATTGGCAGAATTTAGCGGCAAACGGTTTTTCAAGGAAACGGAAACAGACCCAAGCACGGGCGCACCCATATACGAAAACATAGATTTGGGCGCATACGTGAACAAAATACGCCGTGTTTACACCAACATAGGCGCAAGCAGCACCGATGTAATACGATGCGGCAACTACAACACGGGCGTATCTTGCCACCAGCCAGCGCAAGACAAAATAACGCTTGATTTCGGCACGGCGGTAGTACCAGCGCACAATGAGGACAACACCGACTACGAAAGCGAAATACAAATCTTTTTGCCGTTTGTAGGGTTTGTAACACTCAATACCGATTATGCAGGTAAAACGATAGCTTTGCAGTACGTTATAAACGTGGTAACGGGCAACGGGGTTGCGCTTTTGTCCTGCAACGGCGTTGTATTTCAAGTTGAGGAAACCGAACCAAGCAGCGAAATAATATACCTTTCACCAAGCACCCAAGTTAAAACCGTTGGCGGCGATGATTGGAACGAAATGTTATATTACGGTTTAGAACCTTACATTTACTGCAAGTGGTACGAGAGCGCAAGTAACGGACGCAATAACGACCGACAAACGGGCGAAATAGGCGATTTCAGAGGTTTTAATATCTTCGATGATGTTTCACCCATACACACCGCCGAAATGCTGACAGAAGAGCAGGAAATGATATATACGGCTTTGTCTGACGGTGTTTATATTGAGTAACTGCAAGGCAGGACAAAAAGAAAGGCGGCAACTTGATTGTTACCGCCTTTTTCTTTGTGCTTGCTGATTGTTATTTGTCCTGCGATGTTTCAACACCCGTTAAACCGATGTGCAAGTTTGTCGGGTAACATTCGCAAAAGGTTTTGAAACGCCCGACCAACTTTTCAGCCGCTATAAAGTCGTATGCTTGATTTTTGCAAGCCTTTTCTAACTCAAACTCTGACACAGTTTGTTTGTGTACCTTTTCTTGCATTTCGGATAATTCGCAAACCGTACCTAACGAATGTTGTACTACTTGCAAAGTTTCTGCAATAGTTTGCAAGTTTGTACGGATTTCGGGATAATCAGCCGCCAAAAATTCGACGTGCTTTGTTGTTTCGCTAACAGCCTTTGCGATGTTTTCGCTTAATGATTTTACGTTATTCATAACTCAATGTATTTAATTGTTTAACTTGCTGCAAAGTTAAGCATTTGTTTTGAACGTGCAAGCAGTTGGCGTGTTATTTTGTGTTAAATTATTCTTTTAACTTTGTTTAACAATGTGTTCCACGTGAAACATTTTATTTTGTGCATCGGTGTGGCAGTGTTCCACGTGAAACAATTTCACGGGCGCACACGCATAACAAAAACCGTGCCAAACTTGTGCAAAAAATGTTAAATGTGAGCCATAGCAAAAACCGTGCCAAAGTGGGTTGCGAAATGTTAAATTTTGGTAAAGTGACGACCCAGCAAAAACCGTGCCACAAAGTGTTTGCAAATGTTAAAAATGCGTTGGGAAACGTTAAATGTGGGTCAGTAGCGTACCTTTAGATCGGAAGAGCACACGTC